ATTAATTTTCTATAATCCTCTAAATCCTCAGAATTTGAAGCTATACTCACAATGGATGCTACCGTGGTTTGCGAGTTAATATTTATGATAGTATTTACTGAAAAAAGAGTATCTCCTATTTGTAAGGTGTCTAATCCTGATTTATCAGATAATATGGTTATAGTTCCACTTGCCCCGGACAAAGTGACTGATGCATCTGTTGTGTAGTATTTATTCGTTACTTTATTTACGAACTGCGTACCGATTGGTAGCGTAGTACCCGAAACACCTGTAAAAGTTAACGAATATCTGCCCTGTGTAGCTGGGTTTGGGTCACGCCCTAACTTCAAACGCCCAAATCTTTCAAGTGTCCCTCCCATCGCTTCGTTATCTGCTAAGTCTGGAAGGATATTTTTCTGCACATCTAAAAGAGCTAAATAGAATATCTTAAGCATTCCTGCGTCAGACGAGGCTATTGCTGTCAATACCCTTTTTAGGTCGTTCTCATCTTGTATATCAAATTCACTTTTAAAATTGGATGATATTGAACTGTATAAATCCGATAAAGATGGAGATGTTGTCATAATATTTCGTCTTTTGCTTCACTCCAAATATAAGTAAAGTTTTCGTTGTTATTTTTTGTTACGGTTTCAGATAGTAAAATTTTATCTACTGATGTGATATTTACCGATGATGTTGTATCTGCAAATCCTAATAAAAATTCCAAATCTTCCGATGCTGCACGCTCTAATTTTATTCTGCCAGAACTTGATAGCTCAGTTTCATTTAACATCTTTTCAAATGACGAATTTAATTGTTCGTTTGGTGGTAGAAATAATGCATTAGCCCAATAATCAAGTCTTTCAGTACCTTCTATGTATTCAGGGGTAGTTTGTTCTTTACTCCCCCCAAAATGTGCTAAATAAGGTTGATTGTAAACCTCCGATGTGAGTTGTATATCTCCATTTTCAAAGACTAAATCACCCCCTGATCCCGTTTCTTTAATCTTTACGTCCATACCAGTCGAAGCTTTTAGTATTGTTTATAAGAACCGGTATAGCCGATGTATTTCCTCCTACCCTTGCACGTCCGGTAGAATCATCAATATTTATCTGTACGTTTTGACTTGAATTTGTTTCAAGTATCTTCTTTTGAGTAAGCACAGAAGCATCTTTGTTAACTGGTTTTTCATTACTATTCAATCCTTTTTCTTCATTTCTGCTAAAATTAGCCGCCATATTTATAGCTCCAGAAATTGGATTTAAAACAAATCCAGCTATTTTTTTCATTATATTCCAAACAGCTGAAAATTTATCTATTATCCAATCAAACACACTTTTAAAAGACTTACCAATGCTATGAATTACTTGAATTAAAAATTTAAAAACGCTTGTATTTGAAAACCAATTTATTAACTCTTTAAATATATCAATAGCTCCAGAAATTGCCCATCCGACCAATTTAAAAGCTTCTACAATTGGTAGAATGGCAATACTTATTATTTTAGCAAAAACACTATTTGAAGTATTTACCCAATTGACAATATCTTTCCAGTACTTAATTAATAAAATTATAGATGCTATTAGTGCTACTATTCCTACAACAATCCAAGTAATAGGGTTTGCTAATAGTGCAGCGGTCCACGACCATGTTGCAGCAGAAGTTAACCAAATCCACGCTGTAGCCAATTTCATTGCAGCAGTCCCTTTTAAAGTGGCTAACATTAACCCATTTTGAGAAATAGAAGCTAAATCAGTGGCTAAAGTAAAAGCCCACGTTGCAGCAGAAGCCAATAATGTAAAAGTTCTACATGCAACTGTAGCGACTTTTAAAAAGACTAAAGCAGATGTATAAGCAACTACTAAGGGAATAATTATATTCAGATGTTTAATTACAAAAAGAAAAGCTCCGGCAAAGTCTTTTATATACTCTGAGATATTTTCTTTAATCATCTTTTTATTTTGTGAAATCCATTCGGACATCGAATCCATGACTTTTGATAAAGCAGGGATTACGGCTATTCCAATAGAATTTTTCAAAGAATCCAAAGAGGTATTTAAAAGTAGTTGGTTGTGATGAAATTCTTTAATAGCATTTGCGGATGTGTTAGTATCTGAAGCATACTTTCGATATTCTTCCCGTGCTTTTTCAACCCCTTTTGAGCCTTGCATGAGTAAAGAGGTAATTTCTTTTGCCCTCGCACCAAACGCAGCAGAAGCAAACGAAGCCCTGACGGTAGGGTCTTTTACTCTCGAAACGGCCTCGGCCATTAAATCAAAAGCAGAACTAACTGACTTTGTCCTTTTCAATTTTACTAAAAGGGCTTGGTCGTTTGATGCTAAAAAAGTATTCAAATTACCAGTGTTCATTTTTAACTTACCAATTTGGATTGAAAACTTTTCAATATATTTCATACCTTGTTCAGCTGTCAAACCTTGACTTTTCATAGCAAAAGTAAGCTCTTTAACGCTTTGCAAAGACATTCCAGTCCGTTCGCCAAATTTAACTTGTTGAAATCCTGCCTCCGCAGCTTTTTCAGCCATACCAACAAGCCATCGTGATGCCTCAACGATAATTCCACCCGCTAAGATAGATTTAAAGTTAATCATTTTTGAACTTAATGATTCCATTTTATTAGCCAGACCAGAAGAAAAAGCCCCAACTTTAGAAAAAGAAGCGGATGCAGTTAATGCAAACATCTCGGTAGATGCTTGCATTCTCTTAATTGGTGCTGTAACACCGTCTACGCCTTTAAATATGATGGATGCTGAAAAAGCCATTATGTGGATGAATTTATTTCTTTTGAATATTCTTTAGCATCTTCGAACCAGTAGTAAATCCCGTGATAATCCTTTTTGTCTAAAAAAAGTTTATCAATTTCAGAGGGTGCAAAACGGTACATTCGCACCACCGACTTAACAGCGATGTCGAATGACCGCTCACCCTCTACGTGAAAAAAACAGAAACAATTGCATCGGTTATGCGAGTGTCGGAAATATCAGAACGCCCTAAAATCATGTTGTCAACTCCTGTGAGTTTCGCACAAAGTTTACGTTGCGCTGCCATAGCTTGTGATGGGTCTTCGGTCTTAATTCCTTTGTAAATTTCCTCCCTGTCTTTTGCTGTCCATCTCTCAGAGAAAGTCAACTTATCAAATAGGATAGTTCCTTCGGATGATTTTATTGGATATTTAAGAATTTGAGTAACGATGCCGTCTTCAATCGTGATGATGCCTTTCGAAATAGCTTTAATTGCCCGGTCGTAAAGTAGCCTGCTTTGTGAATATTCTTTACGGTCAATTTCGTCAGAACTATTCTTTAAATTTTCGTCAGGGATAAGACTTTCAGCGTCGTTATCTTCTAAAAATTGCTGCCATTCTTTTTCGGCAACTTCGAGAGATATTTTTGTTTCCATTTTATAGAGGGTTTTAAAATTTAGAGCCAATTGTAGGAATCGAACCCACGACCTAAACATTACAAATGTTACGCTCTAACCAACTGAGCTAAATAGGCAATATAAGATAGGGTTTTCAAAAAGAATACCCTATCTATTTTTTTATAAACTTGTCAATTTTCCACCACCTTCAAATTTTAGAGGGATGGTAGCGTCAAAAGTTGCGCCTTTTATTTCGCCAACAATCTTACCTTTCCCGATCCAAATTGTGCCATCAGCAAGCTCAAAAGTACAATCAACCTCTTCAAAAGATGAAGCCATTGCTTTTACTAAATTAAGCGTATCAGTTCCTTGACGTTTCCACGCAATTGGTGGGGTTTCTACAACCCATCGACCGATTGTTTGTTTGTAAATCGCCTCACCGCTTCCAGTTATGCCTTTTGGGTCGCTTTCAGTAGTTAAACCACCTGTTTCAATTTGACCATTTTCCCCAGCTTTTGGGTAAACTGTCAAAGTTCCCAAAGTTGAATGTTTCAACCCTATTTGCAAAAAATCACATCCTATAAACATAATCTTATTTTTTAAACTCCGTAATAGAATCCGGCTTCTGCCGTGGTTGAACAAATACGAGCTATTCCAGTTCGTTTATATCTAAAAAAAGTATCAAATCTATCAGGATTTGTCGAAGAAATTGCAACCTGCAAGCTATTCTTTGAAAATTCAGCATCTGCGATTAACCCCCTATCTGCTAAGTCGTCAAACATAGCGTGTAAAATACCTTTCCATTGAGCGGGCGAAATTACACTCGGAGCACTTACTACTGTACCATCTGGAACTAATGTGTGATTAATCACATTGACTTGTTCAAGAA